ACATATGGGCAAACGGCGGCGGTGAATGCAGTCGAATAGCGATACAGGTTGATACGGCTATGCAGGCGGCAGGGTGGTATCGTGAATTGTCGCGAGATATGCCACCCGAAAACGGCGTAAGACACAAAGCAATGAGATTTTCAAAACAAGTATATTTTTAGGAGGATTTAAAAAATGGCAAATGAAAATACAGTAGTTAAAAAACCGTCGACAACAATAGGTGTTGACAAATATACATTTTTCAAGGTTGACCAAGATACAGTGACAGAGCTAACCTACGGCACAGGCTATACGTTGCCGGGTACTGTTCAAATCACACCAACCGACAGCGGTAACAGTGATACGTTCGACGCTGATAATAACGCATACGAAGTCAGCACATATATTGAAAAACCGGGACACGACATTGAAAATGCAGATATTCCACCACAGGTAGACGCTATGTGGCGTGGTTTGAAAGTCGACGAAGTCGGCGGTATCGCAGTCAATAACAAGACAGAGGCACCGTATTTTGGTGTAGCGTGGAGAACAGAACACAACAACGGTTCGTACAGATATTTCAGAACCTACAAGGGTAAATACAGTTTTGCGTCTAACGTTGGCGGTAAAACAAAACCGTCAAGCGGAAGTGTAGACCACCAAACAGCCAAGGCGACATTTACAGCGGTCACACCGGATAACAATGACGATATGTATTATTACATTGATGATACAGATTTGACAGCAGAGGACAAGGCTGAAATTGCTACAAAGTGGTTTGAGGATATGAAGTATAAGCCAACGGCAGAACAGTTAAAAAAGGAACAATCACAGACAGTATAATTACGACATAAAATCATTAAAAGAGGGGACACTAATTAGTTTTAGTGTCCCTAAATTTGTATTAAGAAAGGGAATATATTATGCAAAAAGTTTTATCGTTTACAGAGGGAAAGAAAAAGTACGTATCAAAGCCGTTCGATTTCGAGGCTATGTGTTTAATACAGGAAATTCACGTTACAAGGGAAACGGACAGTATCGGCAGACTATGTGGTGGAGCAGTAGACCACCTATTTGAGGGAACAGAGGCAACACAAGATGTGTTAGACAGAAATCCTGCCGAAAAAATGCAAATGTGTAAGCAAGCGTGGATATGGTATATTGAGAATATGACAAGAAAAAACGTCGAAAGTCCGCAAGAACAGGAAACAGTGACAGCGGACAAGGAAACAGAGAAAAACTAAGAGATATTTACGCTGTTATGTTTAAAGCACATCATTTAATGCCCGACGTAGTAGGCAGGCAAGATCCGACAGTGTTATTTGAAATGTTGGACGCATTGAGTGAAGAAAACAATAACAGCGGCGGAAATACAACGCAAAATAACAGAACAGTAGCCGACAGCCCGTATTTGCGGGCTGTTTTTGGTTAATTAGGAGGTGTTTTAATGGCAGATATAGGCGAAATTACAGTGCGAATAACGGGTGACGCATCGGATTTGGCGGCTACATTAGGCAGTGCCAAAAATCAACTGGCGGATTTTGCGAATATACAGGCGAGTAGCGGTACAGCCGGAACAAAAAGTTTAGAGAAATACAATAATCAGCTAAAGACGACTGAAAGCACTATAGCAAAAAGCCGTAAAACACTGCAAGAAACTAAAAAAGCATATGAGGATAACGTTAAATCTGTAGACAAAAATGTAAATGCGTTGAAAATGCAGAAGTCAAGCATTGAAAATATGATTTCTGCGAAAAAAAATGAGATAAACACATTAGAAAACGCAAATAAAATTGTCAACAAGGGTAGTACGGCCTATATGGACAATCAACGCGCTATACAGTGGACTACTACTGAATTGAACGCATTGGAAAAGCAACATAAAAAAGTAAGTTCGGCTATCCAAGAGCAACAGAATAATTTAACTAACAGTAAAAAGGCGTACGAGGACGCACAAACAGCAGTCAGCCAAGCTACAAAACAGTATGAAGAATACGAAAAGGGAGTAAAAGCTGCCGAAAAAGTCGCAAATGCCGAGAGGTGGCAACAGACTGGAAAGGGTTTAAAAGAAGTCGGCGAAAGTATTGATACAATCACAAAACCGATACAGTATGCCGCAACGGCGGCGTTGGGGTTAGGTTCTGCGTCAGCTATAGCGGCAGTCCAATTTGAGGACAATTTCGCGAATGTTAAGAAAACCGTTGACGGCACGCCTGAACAATTAGAGGACATTCGTCAAAAGATAATACAGATGTCCACGACAGGTGTCAACAGACATTCGGCCATTCCACAGACAACGGCAGAATTAAACGAACTTGCGGCGGCAGGCGGTCAGTTAGGTATTACAATCGATAATATCGTTGATTTTACCGAGGTAATGGCGCAAATGGGTTCAGCCACAAACCTTGTCGGCGAAGAGGGCGCCGCAACATTGGCACGTTTTCAGAATGTTATGGGTGTAGGTCAAAACGAAATCCGTAATATCGGTAGTGCAATCGTCGATTTGGGTAACCACAGTGCGACAACAGAATCAGAGATTGCGGCAATGGCATTGCGTATGGGTAAATATGGTTCATCTGTACGAATGTCAGCGGCGGACGTGTTGGGTTATTCTGCCGCACTGTCCTCATTAGGCATTGAGGCACAAATGGGCGGTAGTGCGATAGGTCGTACGTGGCTATCCATAGAAACAGCCGTTGCAAGCGGCGGAGAGGGTTTGACAAAATTCGCAAAGTATAGCGGTAAGAGTGCGAAAGAGTTTAAAGAGCAGTGGAATACTGACAGCTCCGGTGCATTTAACGGACTATTAAAAGGCTTGAAGTCTGCCAAGAACCTAACATTGGCTTTGGACGATTTGGGTATAAACAATACCCAAGATATTCAAGCAATGATGGCATTAGTCAACGGCTACGATTTAGTAACCGAGAGTGTCAATCGTTCAAACACCGCATACAAAGAAAATACGGCATTGCAAGAAGAATTTGACGCCAAGGCTGAAACAACAGCGAGTAAATTGTCTGTTGCAAAGAATAACGTTGTTGAAATTGCACGTTCATTCGGTGATTTAATGTTGCCGACTATTGTTGATGTATCAAACGGCGTGTCGCAGTACACACAAAAAATTGCGTCAATGGACGACGCGCAAAAGAAAAACATAATTACCGCCGGAGCGACTGTCGTTGCAATGGGGGCGATAACAAAAGGTTCGACAGGACTAATCAAATGGGCGGGTAACACCGTTGAGGCAGTAGGCAACATCAAAAAGGCATTTTCAGCAGGCGGAGCATTGGCAAAGTTTGCACCAACGTTGGCGAGTATCGGTGCGGCGGCAGGACCTGCGGCTATTGCATTAGGTGGCGTTGCAACTGCGGCGATTGTTGGTAAAGTGGCATATGACAAGTGGTATCAGTCACAATACAGGTGGAGCGAGGGGCTATCTAAAGGCAATGAAAAGGTCAAAGAAAGCCTTGAAAAATATAAATCACTGAATGATATTCAAGGACAAGTAAAATCGCTAAAAATGGTGATTGAAAGTCCGGACAGTAGTCAAGAACAAGTTGACAATGCAAAAAGCAAGTTAGAAGAAATAAAGGAAATGCTATCGCAGGAATACAATCTTGTAATCAATTCCGATAATTCTAATTTGGACGACGCTGTTGAACAAGTAACAAAACTGTCTAAGAATGAATTGCAATCTAATATCAATAAGCAACGTTCAGAACTATCAAATCTAATAAATAAAGACGCAAAATACAAAGAGGACCGCCAAATCGCGGAAGATAACTATAACAAAGAATTAGCATTACAGACGAAGTATTCAGAGGCTAAATCAAAAGTTAGTGACATAACTGCAAAAATTTCAAAAAATGAAATAACTGCGGCGGAGGGCTACAAAAAAGCACAAGAAATTTATAAAGAAGTTTCCGGACACGCATACGAAAACGGCACAACAGACCAATCAATGAAGAATGCGCAAGGCGTGTTATCGTCTATTGCGGCAAATTATTCGGTAGCAACAACAGAAGCCCAAAAGTATTACGACCAAGTACAGGCTCTGGACAAATCTCATAAAGAACTACGCGACGTATCAGAAGAACTGGCAAACTATGAAACTGAATTAATTAAAATATCTGCATTAAATCAAGACGGCGCCGGAATTGAACAATCCCTAAAGGATATGAAAGAATTTATCGACGTCGGCAAATTAGATATGAACAGTTATGCACAGTCGGCGGCGTTGGCTATGAATGGTATAGATAACCTATCTACAGCGTGGAAACAGGCGGCAAACGGGGACGGTACCGCACTGAACAACATAATTAACGACTATGTTCGTTCAATGACAGAGTTCGGAGCATCATCTGCGGAAACGGCGGTCGGTGTTAGTCTGTTAAATTCCGAATGTACGAATATGCAGGATGCAGTAAATAAGGGCAAAATTGATGATGTAGTTCAGAAAATGAATGAAACAGGTCAAACAATGGGATTGACGACCGAGGAAATCGTTGAGGGTACTGCTTTAATTAAAAACGGATTTGACAGCGTACGCCAAGCCGTTGAAAAAGGCGATATAAACGGCATATTAAAGGATATGATGTCCGAGGGAAGTCAGCAAGGTATTGATATGACAGCGGACAAGTTGACCGAAATGTCGCGTGCTATGGGACTGATACCGAATGAAAAACGTATCAAGATAACCGCAGACGGATTTGAAGTAGTTGATGATTTGACCGCCAAAGTTCGACAACTGGAGGGCAAAAAGTTTGTTGTAACTGTTGACACAGAGGGCAACACAGACGGTGTTGATAATGTCGAGAAAAAGACAAAACAACTTGACGGCAAACAGTGTGAGGTCATGTTTACAGCAGACGGAACACCCGCCATTGCAACAATAGATAATACAGAATACAAAATAGCCGAATATGACGGTACAACCGGAACGGCGAAACTAATTGCCAAAAACGGCGAGGCTATCGGCGTTATTGATTTAACCACAGGCAAAATAAATCTGATTCCTACAACACACGATACAGAAATCACAGCACAGGATAACACATCAGCAGGCGTTGAGAGTGCAAAGGCTAATTTAGATACCGTAAAAGATAAAACAGTAACACTGACCGTTCAGACGGTTCAAGTTGGTGGATTGAGTAATCAAAATGTTCCGGCGGCCAAGTTTGGCAGTTCGGGAATGTTCGTAAAAAAAGCCAAAAAAGCCAAAGGTACACAAAATTTTGAGGGCGGTTTGGCAATGGTTAATGATGAAAAGGGTATATCTGACCCGCGAGAATTAATCGTTGACAAAGGACGTGCATTTATACCACAGGGCAAGGACGTGTTGTTGCCGTTGTCAAAGGGCGCAAAGGTGTACACAGCGTCACAAACCAAGGCGATAATGTCGGGTATGGGTATACCGCATTATGCAACAGGAAAAGACAATTCGGACGCGTTTACATCAGCCAAGGACGATTGGACGCATTACACCAAAACGCACGCAGTAACGACTGCACAAGAACTTGAAAAGTGGTTAGAATTTCAAGAGAAATTCAAGTCGAACGACAAGGATATTGCCGACATAGAGGAACAAATTTTCAGTCTGACACAGAAACGCACGCAGGAGTTAAACAACCTGTCAAAGTCGTATATTGAAGAACGTGCGGCACTGAATGACTGGGACGACAACGGCGACACACCGCTTGACGCATTTACCCGTATTCGTGACCGCAATATGGCGGAAGTCGAGGCAGGACGTATGACGTGGGAGGACTATACGACAGAAATGTCAAGTATAGGTTCAACGTTATACGAGAATATGACCGAATACAGTCGCGATTGGTTGGAACACCAAGAAAAATACAACGGTATGAGTGCCGCCGATTATATCGCCGGTATCGGCAGAATACAGACGTACACCGAACAAATGTACGCACAGGGTATAATCAGCCACAAAGAATATGTAGAGGCAAAAAACAAGCTGAATGAGGAGTATTTGGACAAGCGTAAAGAACAAATTGAGAAAGAGTACGACATATCAAAAAACTACATCAGCGAGCATACATATTTTAACGACTGGCAAGATAACGGCGACAGTCCGCTTGACGCGTACAACCGTGTTATGGATAGGCACCGTGAGGAATTGGCACGCGGTGAGCTGACACAAGACGAGTTTGACAAGTACCAAAGTGAATTAGGTTCTGATATGTATTCGGAACGTGTGGAGCAGTCCAAGAACTGGTTGGAAGAACAACGTAAGTATTACGGTATGACTGATGAAGAATATATCGCCGGTTTAAAACGTATTCAGCAGTATACACAGGAATACTATGATTTGGGGTTAATCAGCCGCAAAGAATACAACGAAAATATGACTGAACTAAATCACGATATGTTCGACCAAGCGGGCGAATCGTTTGACGATATGCTACAGCAACAACAGGACTACATCAACAAACTGCGTGATGAATTTTCTGCACAGGAACAGGCCCTACAGGACAGTTGGACGGTTGAGGACCGCAAGGCTGATATGTCCGAAACACAGGCGCAGTTGGATATTTACGCAAATGCAGTGACAGACAGAGGACAGCAGAAGTACAAAGAACTGCAAGAGCAGATGAAACAACTGCAACGTGACGAAGAACTGTATCAATTACAGGTCAAAAACAATGCCACGATTGAAAAACTGGAGGCGGAGTATGACGCGTTGGAAAACAGCAAGGCTGATTTCATCAAGTCCATTGCAACCAACATTGACAGTATAGACGTGACGGGTATTGTGGCGGATATAACACAGGAAGTCAGCGGCGGTAATGACAAGATAACCAAGACTTTGGGTGAGATTATAGAGGCTATTAAGGGCATTAAGATTGAACAGCAGAACTATAACAACAACAGTAAAATCACAATCAATACGACTGACAGCGCTGTTTTGGGTAGCTATGTATAATGTGCGGAGGTAGAAAATGCGAAACGGATTTTATTTTAAAAACAAACATTCAAACGATTTCGGCGTGACTGTACAAACGCAGTCACGTCCGATTAAACCGGAAATGAAAATACAGACATATGACAGCCCGTATATAGACGGTGAATATGATTTTTCAACGGCAAATGCGTACAACCGTGAATTTTATAAAAACCGTGTATTTAAAATGAATTTGCAAATATCGGCGGCGGATATGTCTGAACTGAACAGCAAAATCACAAAAATCACAACGTGGTTAATGGGACGCGGTGAGTTGATATTTGACGACACACCCAATGTCAAATGGAATGCGTCGGTTATTGAAACAATAGATTACAAACCCGAAAACTACGGACACAAAGCAGTCATTTCGGCGTCGTTCAAGGTGCAGACGTGGGCGGCGTTGGTATTTGATATTTTTGACGGTCCGATATTGGATAGCCAAAACATCAAATTAGATGATGAAATACCAATCGGACCGAATGAATATTACACGATTACAACGGCAGGCGACAGTACAATACATAACACAGGCGACCGCCCTGTCAGACCTGTTTTGCGTGTTACAAACGTCACAAAACCTACAACGATAACCTGTAACGGTATCAGTATTACGGTGTCGGAAAAATGCGTTATTGACTGCGACAAACAGTCGGTAACTGACGTGAACGGCAACAGTATTATGAAAAAAATCAAAGGTAGTTTTTTTGAACTGGAAACAGGGGCGAATACAATAAATTTATCCACGACGGCAACGGTCGAATTTTCATTTTATCCACAGTATGTGTGGAATACAGAAACGGAGGATATATACAAATGGGACAAATAACATTTATGCGATTGCACGACAGATATACAGACAGTTTTGAAACAGGTGAGGTACTGAACTGTGCATATAATGTCAAAGAAACAAGGATATTGAACGATACGGGAAGTATTGAATTTGACTATCCATACGACGAAAAGGCGCGTCTAATCAGTCAAAATATGTTGGTTAGTGTAAACGGTCATATATACGAAATCAGCCGAACAACGCGAAATATGAACGGTGCGGATTCACTGCACGTTTACGGTACACCGCATTTTGTGTATGAGGCGCAGAAAGCGTTTATACCGACAATCGGCGACCATATCGGTAAAAGTTCAAGATATGTTCTAAAACAAGCGATTGATATTATATCAAAATTCAAAAAGTCTGTAGGTGAGAAGTGTATTTTTCACATTATGACAAATGCGGAGCTAAGCGAAAAAGGAATGAAGTGGGTTGCAGATGATGAACTGCTGATTGATTTTTTCTCTACCGACAAAACGAATTTGTGGGACGTTATAAAAACGATAATAGAAAATTTGGGGCGTGGCGAGATATTCCACGAAACAACTATCGACAGTAATAACAACATTGTATGTAACATTGCCATTGTTGAACGTATCGGCAAAGATAACGGCGTCAGACTGCGTTTAGAAAAGAATATGCAAAGTATATCAATAGAACGCAACGTAAGCGATATGATAACGCGTTTATGGGCGTTCGGAAGTGATGATTTAACGGTCAGCAGTGTAAACGGCGGCAAAGCATATATAGACAGTCCAAACATTGAAAAATACGGAGTACAAGAGGGGTACAAAGATTACAGCGACTATACGTCAGCGGACAAACTGTACCGTAATGCAAAGTGGGAATTTGACGAGGATAACGAGGATAGAATTGACGTGCCACAGTTGACAATCAGCGGTAAATTGATTGACCTATCAAAATTAGCCGAATACGGCGAAGCGGAAAAGTTGGAAATAGGCGATACGGTACACGTATTTGACATAGACGGTACGGAATATGTACAAAGAGTAATTGAGTATCAGGCATATCCGTTGGAGCCGAAAGAGAGCAATATATCAATCGGGCATATCAGACGTGATTTTTTTATCGGACTATGGCAGACAGAACAGGCAACAAAGAAACATGCAAAGTGGCAGACTGCGAACAACAGTGTAAATATCCGAAAAGTACAAGGAACGGTGAACACAGACCGAAACGAAGTGCAGAGCGACAACGAGCTGTTGAAGATTGTCGGCGATTTGCTGACGATAAAGGACAGTCAAAGAGATAGAATACATATCGGTAATGATGAAGTTGATAATAAAAAACAATTTGTATTTCTGTTATATGACGTTGACGGAAACCCTGTAATATTTTTTGATGAAAAGGGTAACGGAATTTTCAGCGGTACAATAAGAGGTGCAAAGATTGAATCAGATACTGACATCAATGTAAATAAAGACGCGAGTGTAGGACAGTATTTAAGAGTTGGATATATCAGCTCATATGTAAACGACGAGGGCAAGACGATATATAAATGGTCTGATGAAAGCGGTATATTATTAAGCGGATATACAAGCATTAAGACTACAAACGGCGGTAATAACCTTGCAATCGGGGCAATGTCATCAATAGAGCTTAATGCTGCTAAAGTTATGCAGAACGGTAAACGATTATTGAATGAAGCTGATTTAGATAGTCTAAAAGCACAAATACACGAAATAGAAAAGAAAATTGCAGGTTTGGAAAGTTAGTAAAATAATAACTCCCTCAAAAAGGGAGTTATTAAGCTATCTCAAACTATTTATGACAGGTATGATTGTTGAAACATAATAATCATACGGAATTAAAGTAATATCATTCTCTGAATAAGGTATATTTTCAAGAACAGATATTCCGTCATGACGAGTTTTATCGTAGAAGTATGAGCCTGCAAATTCATAATTTCCTAAACCAATATCTTGGAGCATTTCTTCAATGTTTGATTTACGGACATATTGCACACCGTCAATAACTTCGATTGCGACTTCCGGCAAAGGTGACAAGTCAGTTGTGGACGGCTTTACAGTCGGTGTCGGTGTTGGTTGTGCGGCGGTATCGGTGTCAATAGTGATTGTATCGTTGCTGAAACCAACATTGAAACCGCCGACAGCGTCGGCAACGTCACGTAATTTGAAATATGTATTATCGTTGATATTGTAACCCTCTATCGCTGTTTCCGTACCGTTTACGGCAACAGGGAACGGGTTAGCCGTTACTGCATATTCTACGGCGAAACCAGTCGCTGTCGCACAGATTATCCCGCCTGTTATAAAACCTAATATAAATTTTTTCATAGCTTGTAGCCTCCTTTTTGTTTCAGTATATATCAAATGGAAACAATTTGCAAGGGGCAAAATCTGAA